CTTATAGGTGAACTTAAGCCTTTAATTGATGATATAGGTGATGCTACTCTAGTAGTTCCTATGATTAAAGAGTACCTAGAAATAGCAGTTAAGAATGATGATCACTTAGTAAAACTAGCCGCTATAGTTCAGCGATTAGAAACTTCTACGTCTAAAGAAGCCGAGGATATGTTCGATCCTGAAAGCCTACAAGCGTTAATTGATGAAATAGAAGAAACCGATAATAAGTTGGAAGAACTCTCGGAACCATCAACTGATCAAGAAGAGTAATAATGGCTTATTCTACAAATATAGGTAGACGATTAACTCCGACCAGCAAATCAGATTCTTATTCTCCAAATCAAGAAAAAATTTTTGGACGAGTATATGATATAATTCTTACTAGCAGCCACCCTCAATTTGAAACTTTCGGAGGTATCTCAAGCTTAGGTGGTATTCTTTTTAAGAAAATATTTGATTCCGACTCATCTATTACTCAAGATGATTCCTCTTTACTTTTTGCCTACCCAGGTTCTTCGAACATTAAGCATATACCCCTTAAAAACGAAATCGTAGAAATTATAATCGATCCTGGTGAATCTATCGATGATGGAGTTAAAGAGCAAAAATTATTCTACTCTAGAATAGTAAATGTATTTAATACTCAACATAACAATTCATATCCGAACTTTAATATTGAAGGTTTTGACGACGTTATAGGCGAAGGATTACCTGAATTAGAAGATATCACAAATTTATCTCTTGCCCCAGGAGATGTAGTAGTAGAAGGTAGATTAGGAAATTCTATAAGATTGTCAGGATATGACATAGAAGATAGTACATTATCGGACCAAGATAATAATGGTAAGCCATATATAGTAGTAAAGAACTCTACAAATTTTTCTTCTAATCAGGATACCCCTCTAGTAGAAGACATTAATAATGATGACTCTTCTATTTACTTAACATCCGATCATTCTATTAACCTAAATGTAACATCCAATAATAAAGAATCATTCAAATCCGGAGAATATACTCCAGATGAAATTAACACATACAGAGGGAGACAGATAGCATTAGATAGTGGTAGAGTAGTTATACATGCAAAAGACGATATTGTAGAAATCAATGCTAAAGACTCAGTTCACCTTAATAGTCAAAGATTAAATCTAGACAGTAGTGAATATACATCAATAACAGGAAATAAAATTTTTTTAGGAGAATCTTCTTTTAACCAAGAACAGCCCATAGTTTTAGGAGAAGAAAATGAAAAATGGTTGAGAGAACTGTTAAACCTCTTAACCGACCTCTCACTTACCTTGAGTACATGTACTACTCCTGCAACTACTGTAGGAGCTTTAACCAGCTTCTCTGCTACCCTCACCGGATATATAAACTCCCTTACGTCTAAACTTAACTCATTAAAATCTAAAAAAACTTTTACTGAGTAATGGCTTACACTAATATACCTGAATCAACGCTTTCATCATCTATAGGGCCAATAATAGGTTCTATGAAAGGATTATTGATAGCACAGGTTACTGTTCAAGTCAAAGAAATATTAGATGAGTTTAAACAAGACACAATCTGTCAAAATGAAAATATTTTAAGTAATATAGCAACCAAAAAAAATAATATTAAAAGAAATGTAGATAAGTTTTCTGAAAGGACTCAAAAAATTGCATCTATAACTTCCAAGCTATCTGCTGCTATAACAGGTATAAAAATTTTGGTTCAAATACTTAAGACACTCCCTATACCTACTTCAACCCCCGGAGTGACTTTAGGAACAGCGATAACTAGTGCAGACAGATTAAGAACAGTTAGAGAATTTATAAAACAAACTGAAGATGATATTAAAACAATTCGAAATATTGTTACAGGAGCAGCCGGTATTACAGCAGTAATCAGCGGAATTCTATCTCAATTAGATATTATTGATACTGCTTTAGCAAGATGTAGAGAAGAGGGTTCTGTGAATATAGACAGTCTTATAAGAGAGCCCTTAACTGTAGATCAACCTTCTAACAGACAATCACTGTCTTACAGAAATGATAAAGGTGAATTTACCTTTAATATTATTGAAGAAGATATTGATGGACTAATTAGACGTCAAGTAAATGCCGTAAGTAAGAGAAGTGGTAGAGTAGTAATTATCGGTGAAAAGTCATATAGTTCTTCAATAGATATTTTAGTACAAGAAATAAAATTTAGATTAGACACAGAATTAAGTTAAGTATATTTATTATTATGAAAGTTAATGCATTAAAAAATTTAATAAAAGAAGCAGTAAAAGAAGCGATAAGGGAAGAATTGAATACTGATCGTGTTGATGTAGTTAAAACTAATGAGAATAAACCTTCTAACTTTAGTAAGGATAAAGGTTTAAACGAAATGCTATCTCAAACTAGGAATAATATGACCAAGGAAGAGTTTAGCAATATCATGTCTTTTGACTCTTCTCAAGCTCAAGGATTTCCAGCCATCAAACAAATGAGTGCTCCTTCCAGTCCAACTATACCTACCGGACCTCAACCTGGAATAGATATCTCTAAACTTGATTTTGTAAAAAATGCAGCAGATGTATATAACTTATCTGTTGAGAAAGATCGTAATAAATTAGGTTAATTTGATGGCTTACCAGATAGAAAAAAGAAATCCAATTGATGATCAACCTAGGAAGGCATTAGGAGTAAAGTTACCTTTCTCTGCAAAAGCTGTGTTTACTCCCACCTTTACGTCAAAAGAAGCTTTAAGAACAAATTTATTTAATTTTTTTCTAACTGGTAGAACTGAAAGATTTTTAAATCCTGAATTTGGTTCAGGCCTAAGAAATCAATTGTTCGAAAACATCACTCCTGAAAAATTAACCACTATTAAAAACAGACTTGAGGAAGAAATAGATCTTTATTTCCCCAATCTAATAGTTAACGAACTTAATTTAACAAGTATACCAGATCAAAATTTAATTCAATTTTACTTTAAGTACTCGGTTGAACAAACAAATATAGAAGACGAAATAGAAATTAATATTGAAATATAATGGATTTTAAAAATCAGTTGATTGAGTATGCTAAGAATTATTTTCCAGATACTTATAATGATTTTTCCCCAACAGCACCCGGTACTATGTTTATTGAAATGGCTGCCTATATCGGGGACGTACTGTCATTCTACCAAGATACTCAATTACAGGAAACATTCCTACAACATGCTAAAGACCCAGCTAATTTATATTCATTAGCTTATATGATGGGGTATAAACCTAGGGTAACTGCTGCCAGTACGGTGAATCTAGAACTTACTCAAGAAGTAGATTCTACTGGATCACCTAATTACGCTCCTAATTGGTCTCAAGCATTTGCAGTTTTAGCTAATTCTACTTTTCAGGCAAGTACCGGTAACTCAACCAAATTTTTCTTAGACAAGCAGGTAGATTTTAGATCATCGAGTTCTTTTGATCCAACTGAAATCTCAATTTCAGAAGTATCTGGTAATAACCCTTCAAAGTATACTTTGAAAAAAACAGGTAAGGGTATATCTGGAGAAATAAAGACTATTACTGAAACTATAGGAACAGCAGAAAAATTTAAAACTATTACTATAGATGATAATGATATAATAGGTATTTTAGATATTACGGATTCTGATGATAATGTATGGTACGAAGTACCGTTCCTAGGTCAAGATACTATCTTTACTGAACAAGGTACAGCTTCCTCGAACTCTCCCGATGTCCCGGTTAACTTACAACTACTTAAAGTACCTCGACGATTTGTAACTAGAGTTAAATCCTCTAATTTATTAGAAATACAATTCGGCTCTGGAATAGTAGGTGACTCAGACGACACTTTTGTACCTGATCCTTCTAATGTCGGTATAGGTACTAATCAAGGACAATCTACTCTTTTCACAAGCTATGATCCATCTAATTTTCTCTTTACTAGAGCATATGGATTAGCTCCTTCAAATACTACCTTAACTATAAGATATATAAAAGGAGGAGGGATAAAGTCAAATGAAGCTGCTAATACTATTACAACTAAATCAAACATAATCTCTTCTCCATCATCTCCTTCTAAGTTAAGTACTTTATCAGTAAATAACCCACTACCGGCTGAGGGAGGTCGAGACGGTGATTCAGTTGAAGAACTTAGACAAAACTCTTTACGAGCATTTAATGAACAGAGTAGAGTAGTTACACTTCAAGATTATTCAGTAAGAGCTGTTAGTATGCCTCCAAGATTTGGATCCGTTGCTAAAGCATATGCCTCTCAAGATCCTATTAATATTTCTGCTAACAGCACTGACAGTATAATCGATAATAATCCGCTAGCAGTTTCTTTATACGTTCTTAGTTACGATATCGATAATAAACTAATACCTTCTCCTCTAGCTCTTAAAGAGAATCTGAAAAAGTACTTATCTCAATATATAATGCTATCTGATTCAGTAAATATTAAAGATGCTAATATTATTAATATTGGTATTCAATACGATATTTTACCACTTCCAGGATCGATAGGTAGAGATGTTCTACAGAGATGTACTAATGCTTTAAAAAGATATTTTACAATAGATAACTGGACAATCAATCAACCTATTAACATAGGATCTGTAATTACTCTTTTAGATAAAATTAAAGGAGTTCAATCTGTACAAAAAATTAAATTCGTAAATAAGGTAGGAGGAGATTACTCAGAACTTGCATATGATATTGAAGGAGCAACTAGGGATAACATAGTTTACCCATCTCTAGACCCTAGCATCTTTGAAGTTAAATTTCCTAATACTGATATAGAAGGGAGGATAACTACACTGTAATGGCTATATATAGAATATTTCCTGAAAATGATACATTTTTATTCTCTGAAGTACCTACAGGTAATGCAGGTAAGGATGAGATATTAGAAATTGGAGGATACAAAGATTTGTCCGGTACTGGTAGGACAAGCCGCCTTCTAGTTAAATTTAATCTAGATGAAATATCAGATACTCTTTCTACTAAAGTTACAGGACCTTATTCATCTTCTATAAATTTCTACTTAGCAGATGCTTACGAATTACCAGTTAACTATACTCTGTACTGCTATCCTTTAGCTAATCCTTACGAACCAGGAGTAGGTAAATTTGGAGATGTGCCCATAAATACAACAGGTGCATCATGGAGCTATAGATTGAACGGAGACAGTACATCATGGATTACCGGAAGTTTTACAGGTACAATTACTGGCTCTTATATTTCATCACAACCAGGTGGCGGAGCTTGGTACTATGAAACCGGTAGTACTTCTTTAGAAGCTACACAAGAACATACTACAGTATCAAATCACGATATTAATTTAGATGTTAGTAATGCTATAAATCTTATAGGTAGTGGGAGCCTCCCTAATAACGGTTTCTTAATTAAACTTCAAGATGATTTAGAATTTAACGTATCACAATCTATAAGGTTAAAGTATTTTAGTAGTGATACTAACACTATTTACCCACCTTTCTTAGAATTTAAATGGGACGATACTTCGTATGAAACCGGCAGTCTGTCTGTATTAGATACAAGCGACTGTGTAGTTACTTTAAAAAACAACAAAGGAGAATTTGTAGACGAAGGAAAACAAAGATTCAGAATTAATTCTAGACCTACGTATCCTACAAGAGTTTTTACTACATCGTCGATCTATTTAACTAATTATGCTCTTCCGAATGATGCTTTATGGGGATTAAAAGATGAATATAGCGAAGAAATGATAATTGATTTTGATAGTAATTATACTAAATTAAGTTGTGATTCCTCTGGTCCATTTTTTGACATTTACATGAATTCGCTACAACCTGAAAGATATTACAGATTACTCATAAAAGCTACTCTAGACGGCAGTACTACAGTTATAGATAGCGATAATGTGTTTAAAATAGTTAGAAATGGCTAATAGCGTAGATCTTAAAAAAACAGTTTATAATAAAGAGCATTTTAACAAAGTTGTTAATAAAGACTTTACTACGTTTGTAAATGACGCAGAGGAACCTACATTAACAATAGAAGAATTTTTTCAGGCATATAATAATTTGTATTTTTCTATTAATATAGAAGGTGAAGAAAATTCCCATAGGTTTTTAGTTAATAAGAGCTCTGAATTACTTACTTTTGACTCAACTACTAACCAATATCAAGCTTTATTAGACGAGATAGCAAGTTTACGAGAAAGATTACTTATCTCTAATGAAAATATTGTAAGATTACAATCCCAGCTACTAACTAATAATATAAAACCTGTTTTGGAACAAGAACCTGATTTAGAAGTAAGCACTACTTCAGCTGTAGAAACAACCGAAGAGTCAGAATCTACAGACAGTACTGAAGGAAGCCGGACTTCCGGAGAACTTATTGGAGACACAACAGACAAACCTGAAATAGAAGAATCAGTAGATCTTTTTGATACTGGAGCAGGTGCAAAAGCTTTATCTTAATAATACTGATTTACCTCTAATAGAATCATTTGAAATAGATACTGATATTGAACAAGGAGTAGATAAAGTAGAATTACATATTTTCTCTTTAGATAATCGACTTCTATATTCAGACCAAAATTTTACGGATTATAGTGTTATAAAAGGTGGTGCTCGAAAAAAAGAGAATATAGAAGATATTACTCTTGATCCACAAAAAGATGCTACTAATGCAGGTTATCCAGATGGAGATGTAAACCTTCTTTATAATTTTACTCGAAACGTATTTTCAAAATCTAGAGAAGATTTAAAACTATTCATAGAAAGTATATCTCCTGATAGAACTGAATTAAGGCTTTTATCAAATGAAATTACTGATTCTTCTATAGAATCGGTTGTAAAATCTATTAGATCTAAATTACAAGAAAATCCTTATTTTGAGGAGTTTAGATTAAATTTTGGTGAAAGTAATCTTCCTATAGTAGTAAATGTTGACACTCAAGTAATTGAAGGCAAAACTTATTTACTTGCTAAATTATATGAACCCTTAAGTAGAAACTTCAGTTTAAAGACTGAATGCTCTTTAGAACAATTAGTATCTGATTCTGTCTTGTTTCAAGTTAAGGTAGAAGCTGCACAAGAAGAAAGTAAACTTAATTATTTAAGAGGTCCTAATTTTGATATTGAATTAATAGAAGATACTAAAAACCCTTCTCAATATTTTAACTTTAATGAACTTTTAAGTTACCCTGTTACTAATAGCTATTATGAGATTTACTCATTAATAAATGAGAGCGGATCCAATATCAGTATAGATCATACTAGCTATGATAATTTTGTTCATTTTTCTTCTGCCGAAGAAAGACTAAGAAACTTTAGGTATAAACTTCAGTTAATAGAGTCTAATCAAACATCTATAGATACAGCTCAAACAGCAGGAAAGACTGAAACTGGTAGTTATGTATCTACTATAGAAAGTATAGTAAGAAATTTTGACCATTATGATAGATTTCTTTATTATGAATCAGGAAGCTTTAGCTGGCCTAAAACAAATAGCAGTAGACCGTATACTCTTGCAAGCACAACTAGTTCTCTTGCGAATACATGGTATTCCTCAGCTTTAATTTCAGCTTCTGATTACGATAGCGTAAATCCTGATAGACTTACATATACGGTACCTGCATTTATAAGAGAAGATAGTAATAATAGCTCTTATTTACTTTTCCTTGATATGATAGGGCAGCATTTTGATAATATCTGGGTTTACCAAAAAGCAGTCACTGATAAGTATGATGCTGATAATAGATTAAATTATGGAGTTTCTAAGGATTTAGTAAGAGATTTATTACAAAATTTTGGAGTAAAATTATACGAAAGTAATCAATCTTTAGATAACCTTTTTAGTACTTTTGTTGGAAATCCATACAATTCAGGTAGTGAGTTCTTTAGCTCTGGTAGTGAGGTAATAAATAAAACTATAATTGCTGTTACTGGATCGTCTAATAGTCATCTACAACCTATACCTAAAGACAGCTACCTAAAGGAAATTTACAAGAGAATTTATCATAATTTACCATTACTCCTTAAGTCTAAAGGAACAGAAAGAGGTCTAAGAACATTAATTAATACTTATGGTATTCCTTCTGATATCTTGAATATAACTACCTTTGGAGGTGGAGATAAAGACAGCGATGTTTATTACGGTTCAGAGAACTTTACAACAAGTTCATTAGATAAAATTAGAATCGAATCTAAAGAAACTATTATAACTGGTTCGACTCTATCATACAATACAAATGTTACTTCTGGAAGTTCAAGATATTCTACCGATTTACATTCTATACAATTAGGGTTTTCTCCAACCGACAGTGTTAATGAGTTTATAAAAGCTGAAGTTACCGGTAGTTTTAATATCGATCAATACATAGGTGACCCCAGATTAGCTCATAGTAGTAGTTATAATAACTTAAGATCTTTTACTGAAACTATATTTACCACCGGTAGTAAATTTATTGATCAGTATAATGTTCAGGAATTTGTAAGATTAATTAAATTCTATGACAATTCTATCTTCAGAATAGTTAAAGAATTTATACCTGCAAGAAGTAATCTAAGCTCAGGTATTGTTATTAAACCACATATCCTAGAAAGAAGTAAACATCCAGTACCTAAAGCTAATTGGTCTAATCAAAATAATAAACCACATCAAGGTACGTTTTTAGATTACACTGGTTCCTTCTACCAGGATAATTTTTATTATGAAGGTACCATAAATACTGCTCATGTCTCTGGGACTTCTGGCCTGGATAACTCACTTACTGCCTCGTATTCTGAATCCTACACTCTTCCATCCGGAGGGTTTAGTTATGATTCTAGAAACAATCAAAATGAACCATTCTTTAATGGAGAGTATTCTGGTAGTTATCTTAGAGCATCCGATGGTGAGCTAAATAGAGATAATGATGTAAAGAAAAACACCCCAATAACATTTAGTTTTAGATTTAGACCTCTAAAAACTGGCCTTTTTTACCCTTTCGTAGTTTCTACCGGCAGTGCAGATTCAGCCACTGCTTGTTCAACTCCAACAAGTACGACGATTTACGGTACATCGTCTACATTTTCTAATAATACTAGCTTTTACACTAATGTATCATCTGATAACCTATATATAGATAACTCAGGTAATAACTGGATAAGCGATCTAAGTAACTCACTACAATTAGACAGCACCACTGGCGAAGTAATTGACACAGATGTTTGTTCTGTACCGGCAACTAGATATTCTTTTTCAGTATCTGTAGGTAGTACATCGGATAGTGCTTGTAACAACTCACCTAGCTTAACTATAGAAGGATTGAACTCAACATTTGAAAATAATACTTTTTTCTATGAAGATGTCTGCCCTACCGTGACTCCTACTCCTACACCAACTCCAACACTAACACCTTCATCAACTCCAAGTACAAGCGTTACACCTACACCTACACTTACAGTATCAGTTACCCCAACAGCAGACTGTAATCTAGACTTCACAGCTACACTAGGAGGGCCACCATAATGTCATTATCGTTAAAAGATTTTATAAATATAAGCCCTATAGTTGGAGGTTTGTCCGATAATATAAATGTATGGGTATCAGAATCATATGAAAATAATGTTACCTCAAGTTATTTAAGAGGATTAACCATTCCTGAAAAAAGTACTTCTAATGGTTTTATAGAACCTAAGTTAGCTGAATCAACTGAATTTGTACTTCAATTTAATTTTGGTGGAACTCCAAATACTCAATCTCTATCATTCCAAGGTATCATTACCTCCCCAACCCCTACCCCAACAGGTACTCCAACAAATACTCCAACCGCAACTCCAACCCCTACCCCAGGACCTATCTCTCCAACTCCAACACCTACAACAAGCCCTCCTGTTGTATCTCCTAGTGTAACACCAACTATAACCCCAACTACTACAGTAACACCATCAATAACTCCAAGTCCTTCCGGACCAGCACCATCTCCATCTAAAACACCTACACTAACACCTACACCGACAGTATCACCAACGGCTTCTCCTATTTTATACAGATATGATGCCGCCGGAGGAACAGGCACCTCAGGTGCAGCTTGTAGTGCAACCACCCTCGACTACATAATGTACGGTAATAACGATACATTTGCCTCTTCAACAAAATTCTATATAGGAGCTACTTATGGAAGCGGTCCTTTCTTAGGCGGTGACTTATGGTATAAGGAAGACGGAGGATCCACAGCACTTCAAGTAGATAATAACGGAGATGTATTAGATAGCGCAGCTTGTGTTTTCCCATCTCCTTCACCTGATTGTAATTTAGAATTCTCTGCTACACTAGGAGGACCATCACCTACGCCAACACCTACTCCATCGAACCCAGCATCACCTACACCAACTCCAACACCAACACCTACAGTATCAGTAACACCGACTGCTGATTGCAACCTAGACTTTACAGCTACATTAGGAGGGCCACCGTAATGGCAGGATTCAATCTTACAACTACATCTAATAATTTAGTAATAGAACATACTACTGGAGCACCTGCATCCTTAGTGGCAACATCTTCCTTAGATGCAATATCAGATTTAACACAAGTAAATGTAAGCTTTAATTTTGATATAAATCCCGGTACTGGTAGCTATACCGACGGTACTCCGGATTCTGGGGTAAGATTTACTGCTTCATTATATGATTATGACACCAGTACTATAATCGATAATGCTAAGTTTGAATATCTGCATCAATCAAGCTCTATTGTTAGTCAATCAGCTTTTATAAAATTAGCCTATACAGGATCGACTATCAATACTCCTCAGTTAAGATTCAATATTGATGCTCCTCAAGCTAATCCTAATGGGACTTTAAATCTTGAATTTAGAGACATAAATGTTACTTATAAAGACTTTTCTATAAAGTACGGTCGATTATTTGTTGACACTAGAAAGGAGATGCCAGGGTATTATTACTTTTCTTTTAAAAATAAGGAAGAAGTATTCAGCAATTTGGACTATAACTTATCCTCAGATACTCTATCTATCGGATTCATAACCGACCACAATAAACGATTTAAATTTCAAGATAATGATGTACTAGGCGGACAGGCAGTAGATTTAAGAAAATCTAATTTTATATTAGAAGAAGATAATACTTCATATAGCGGTTCTAGTATATATCCTCAAAATTATTCATTCATTTCTTCTAGCTATACTGATGGTAATATTAATAAAATTCCATCTCGACTTTTTGCTAGTATACAAGATAGTAACTATTCATCTAAAAGCTGGACAAGAGGAAGATATGAAGGAAGTAACGAAACTAATAAAAATGTTCTAGGAGAAGAACCTGCTATTACTCTCAAGTCGTTTAAAGGATTAATATTTGACGAAGATGCCGAGCGTGAGTACTTAACACAGTTCTTTACATCATCTAATGTAGAAAGAGTACAAGATGATGTAAAAGATATTTACTACTATGTTCTAGGAGCAGGAAGGATTCCAGAGAGCCCATACACTGCGGACGCACCAGGATATGATTCTGCTTTCTTTGAAGCAGGAGCTTCAACTCCTAATTTTCTTCAATACTCTTACTTTCAAGATGAAGATAATTTTATCTTAAGTAACGATGGAACTATAAAAAGGTATGAGATATTTTTATTAGAGAAATCAACATCGTCAAAAACTGGATTCCAAAAAATAGCTAACTCCAAAGTTGTAAATTTCAATAAAAATTTCTATTATAAAACCGATAGTAGTGGTAGTATAGATCAGAAGTTTTCTGGAGTGCTTTCAACGTAGAAATCAAATCATTATATATTTATATTTATAAAACTTAACATAATATGGGATATTTAAATAATAATATAGTAACAGTAGATGCTATCTTAACTAAAAAAGGTAGAGAGTTACTAGCTCGAGGAGATGGATCTTTTAAAATTACTCAATTTGCTCTCTCCGATGACGAAATAGACTACACACTTTTTAATAGCTCACACCCATCAGGGTCAGCTTTTTATGGAGAAGCAATAGAAAATCTTCCTATGCTTGAAGCCTTCCCCGATGAAAGCCAAATTATGAAATACAAGCTTACCACTTTACCTAGAGGTACAGCTAAACTACCAATAGTTAATATTGGGTATTCAAGTATCTTATTAAAACAAGGAGCATCTCTTTCTATTAATCCAGAAACTCTGAATTATCTAGGAGCAACCTCAGTATTTGAAAGCAGTGGTTATACTGCCACTATTGCTGATGCTAGACTTTTTAGTAATTTTACAGGAGTTGGTATATCCACTCCAGAAGCTGAAAGATTAAATAATACCCAGACTATAGGAACTAATGTTTCTAAGACCGTAGTAGGTACTACTATAAACTTAACCGCAACTACTGTAAACACTTTATTTGGTTCTAGAACCTCTTTACAAACAACTCTTACAGTAGTAGGAAGAGATTCAGGAGCTAGAATTTCAGTTCCAGTAACAGTAACAAAGACTAATTAAATATAATGTCATTTAAAAGACTCGACCCTCAAGATTTTCTAGTTAGCGCTGATTCAGTTACAACTTCATGCTGGTCTGGAAACTCTGTTACTTTATCTACATTTTTTACATCCTCTACCCAGACAAATAGTACGTCTGGAGACTACTATTATGACGTTTATCAAGCAGACCCTGATAGCTCTGATACTGCAGCTGTACAGTTTGCAATAGCCTACGGAGACTCAGAAGGTTCAGGATCAGTTTATTTCAATGATAATGTTTCTTATGTATCACCATCGAGAACAGTTTACGGTCAGTACCGTAATTTAATTCTAGGAGATGAAGAAGTTGATTTTACTTATGGTACAGGTAATAATACGTACACTGGTAAAAATTTCTATGCCTTATCAATAGACAGATCTAGATTCAAAGAGAAATTGGCTCCTGGATCTTTCGAACTTAAATTATCAGGATCATCAGGTGCTGGGATAACTCTAACCGATAATAGCTCTACAGTATCGGTTGACACTTTTACAGATGCCGGAAGAGTTTATGAACTAAAATCAAACGTTTCAGAATCGGTATCTAATTCTGGTAGTTATGGTAAATTATTACCCGATGTAGGAATAGTACTACTAAATGCTGCAGCCTTAGACGCTACTGAAACTGACGGTGGTATTGCTTTAGGTACAGGTAGATCATCAGACACAGCAGATGATAATAACACTAAGTTATATGACGCTATAACTTCAGCAAGCAGTTTTAAGCTCAGATCAAACGAAACTATTTCTTCAAATTTCGTTTTTATAAGAGCTAGAAACTCAGAATTTAATTATACTACTAATCCGTCATTTTTAACCGGATCAGGTGAATTGAGAGATTCTAATTTAATAGAATCACCTCAAGTATATATTACTGCTGTTGGACTTTACAACGACAACAACGACTTACTTGCAGTAGCTAAATTATCTAGACCATTACTAAAAGACTTTACGAAAGAATCTCTAGTAAGAGTTAAGCTTGACTATTGATGAATGAGTGCATTCAAAAAATTCGATCGAAAAGATGTATTTGTAGGGGTTTTAAATACCAATAGAGCTTGGAATACTAGCGGAAGCGCTCTCTCTACATACGGAATAGAAATAAAAAACGGGACTACCGGTTCTTTCCCGGACTATACAGGTTCACAGGAATTTACGGAACTTTTAAATTTTAGGAGTATCCGCCATTTATACTACATGAATTTTATTTCATCTAGTTTAAACGGTTTAGTACCAACTGGAAGTTTTGAAAACTACTACTATGATTATTCACGCTCAGGATCTAGAGAGTTAGAGAATAATGTTAGTATATTTTCTTTTCCTAGAGATATTATAGGAACAGCTATTCGACCAGGAACATTTAGATTAGACCTAGACGAAGCTCCATATATTATAAATGAACCAAACTACGTAGATGAATCAGTATCTGAGTATGTAGACGATCCAGACGGATATCCGATTCATTTATTTGATGATGGTTTTGGCAATTTGAAGACCTCAGTTGAAGCATTTACATCTTCTCCTAACACCAGAGTAGGGGATATAATTTACCCCCATGGTGTAGCAGTTATAACTAAAGAAGGTTTTAACACAGCGTTTACTAGCACCAACCCTGAAATAGCCTGGGAGAGTACATATCCAGTCTTTACTTCGAACTACTACTGTAAAGTAAAAGATTCAGAGTTCAATTTTACTTTTAACCCATCAGCAATTACAGGTTCTAATGGTACGTTAAGAGATAACATAACAGGTAGCGAATTTAGACCTTACATAACAACTATTGGTCTTTATAATGATGCTAACGAATTATTAGGAGTAGCTAAACTAGGCCGCCCAACTCCTAAATCTTCTGATACAGATATGACATTTGTTGTAAAATTAGACATTTAATGTGGTTATACGAAAATAAAGAAATTGAATCCATAGAAGATATGCCAGATGGAACTTATGGATTTGTATATGAGATTACTCATAATCAATCAGGTAGAAAATATATAGGTAAAAAAGTTCTATATTTTAATCGAACTTTACCTCCATTGAAAGGTAAAAAAAGAAAGAGAAAAGTAGTAAAAGAAAGTGATTGGAAAAACTACTTTGGGTCTTCAAAGGAAATAAAGGAGATTATTAGCGAGAATAGGCAATCTGAACTTCAAAGAGAGATACTTGTATATGCTACGTCTAAGAAATTATTAACATACTACGAAACTAAATTCCTATTTATTAAAGGAGTATTAGAGAAAGAAAATAAATATATTAATGATAATATATTAGGAAAATTCTACAGAAAAGATTTTTTATGATTCAACTTGCGAAAATATTATTTACTTCTCCCGGATTAAAATACCATTTAGAAAATAACCTGTCTTTACACGAAAATATTTATCGATACTCATCTGAAAGCTTCGTAAATTTATTTGCTGAAGCAAGAAAAGAGTATTTAAATTCTAACATAGAGCTATTACCTGAAGATATTACTCTTTTAGAAGAAACTGATATCGGTGAATATGGTAAGTATAAAGGCAAAAAAGTTCCTTTAGATTTACCCATGTTAGATGAAGCTGAGTATCAAGGAAGAGACGTAGATTTAAATAAACCTAAAAGAGGAGGAAGTAAAAAATTTTATGTTTATGTAAAAGATCCAAAGACAAAAAATATTAGGAAAGTAAGTTTTGGAGCTAAAGACGGTGGTGGGAATCTTTCAGTTAAATTAGATGACCCTAAAAGAAGAAAGGCCTTCGCCTCCAGACATAATTGCAAAGACAAAAAAGATAAAACTAAAGCTGGGTATTGGGCATGTCGTATAAATCGTTATTGGAAATCTCTTGGTGGAAAGAAAAACTACCCCGGTTTTTGGTAAAAAAACAGCCTTACAGTAATCTTAAGGTAGGTAGATTTTCTTACAGAAGGTTCAGTAAATTTTGCAATACTAATGAATTGGTATGGCACAGAGACTTAAAAGATCGTTATGTAAAAGTTCTTAATAGAAGTGATTGGAAATTTCAATATGATAATGAGTTACCTATCGATTTAACTAAAGAAAAAATTATTTTCATTCCTAAAATGCATTATCATAGAATAATAAAAGGTACTACTGATTTAGAAATAGCTATTAAAGAATAAGTTGTTTTTAAGTAAAGGTTTCATTATATTTTATTGATGGAGTATTCTGTCTTACTAAATTATATAGAAGGAATTTTAGGAAAATCGTCAAAAAAAGCTAGAGATAACTACGCTTTTCATTGTCCTTTCTGCAATCATAGAAAGCCTAAATTAGAGATTAACTTTAATTCCAATGAAAAAGGAGAGAATCCTTGGGAGTGTTGGGTATGCCGGACTAAAGGAAGGACTATAAAATCTCTACTCTTTCAACTAAAAATACCTAAAGAACAAGCTCAAGAGATTTTAAAATTTGTTAAAAAAGGATCTCAAACTTATTCTGATGAATTTACCTCTATAACCCTACCTAAAGAGTTTAAATCTTTAATTACTTCTTCAAATCAAAGTATCATTGCCAATAAAATTAAATCATATCTATACTCCAGAGGATTATCAGACTTAGATTTTATTAAATATAACATAGGCTACTGTACCTCAGGACTATATTCAGGTAGAGTAATTATACCATCGTATGATTCTGATAACAAATTGAATTATTTTGTTGCTAGAACGTATGAGAATTCTTTTCAAAAATATAAGAATCCTTCATATTCTAGAGATATTATTTTTTTTGAGAATATGATAAATTGGAACCAACCTGTAATTTTGGTGGAAGGTGTATTTGATGCTTTTGCTGGCAAGAGGAATACTATTCCGATACTTGGGAAAAATTTATCTAAAAAATTACTCAAAAAACTTATTACAAGCTCGTTAACTGACGTCTATATCGCTTTAGATAACGACGCCAAGCATGACGCATTACAACATTCAAGTAAATTATTAGAATTAGGTAAAAACGTCTACTTAGTTGATATAAAGGATAAAGATCCAAGCGTAATAGGTTTTAAAAATTTCACTAAACTGCTTTATGAAGCTGAACCATTAACAACAACCAGCTTTCTTAAACACAAGATACAATTATCATGATACAAAAAGGAAATAATATCCTTAAAGAACATTCTAAAAATCGTTTAGTATACGATTCAAATTTAGAACAAATTAATTTTTTGGATAGAAGAGTTTACAAGAGAGCTGAAAACGTTTATTATCCTTCTGTTACTACAATTCTTCAATACTTACCTAAAGCCAAATTTTTCGAACAGTGGCTGAAAGATGTTGGACATAATGCTGATGTAATTATGAAGAGAGCAGGTGCGGAAGGCACTCAAGTACATGAAGCAGTTGAAGATCTTCTTAAAGGAAAAGAAGTTTCCTGGATGGACGATTACGGGAAAGCAAAATACAGCCAACTTGTCTGGGAAATGATTAATAAATTCTGCGATTTTTGGTCCACAGTTAAACCCGAACTTATAGCCACAGAAGAGTTTGTATACTCGGATTCAGACAAATATGCAGGTACAGCTGACATAATATGTAAAATTGAAGATGAAATCTGGCTCTTAGATATTAAAACTTCTAATTCATTACACAAATCGTATGATCTTCAACTAGCATCGTATGCCAAAGCTTGGGAAGAGACTAAAGGACAGAAAATTGACA